ATTACGCGGTATCCTGCTTCATCTGTAAGGATAAAGGAGTTTTGATATATGCTCCAATCAAGTTGGAATGTTTTGTCTAATACACCATTGTTTACGGCTCTAATAATTTCATTGAGTGCATTAACCGTATACAATGTATTAGTTTCTTTTTTGCGGTGGATGCTAATTGTATTTTGACCTCTTTGTGTGCCAGCATCTGCATTGTATGTGCAATATAAATTATCTGCAGATTCTGCATTTGCAAATACAAATATTCTGCGTTCTGGTATAATGTAACTTTGCTGTATATATTCCGTTACTATGTTTAAATCTGACCTATGTGCAAATGTGCAAAGCAGTTGTGTTTTCAATCTTAATCCTCATATATTTCTAAATCATCATCGTTTTCAACATATTCTGGAATAACATCTTTTTCAATGATTCTAATTTTTCCAGCATCAATAACAACATAACGAAAGTCTTTAGTTACGTTAACTCTATCTCTTCTAAACACAATAAATGATAATTCTTCGCCTACGATCTGATCAACAGCGATTTGTAAATCTACATCTAATTCTGATGGTTGTCTAACATATTTTAAACGACGTAACTCTGCATTGATGTAAGTTATATCTTGACTTCCATCTTGTATTGGGGTAATAACAATTTTATCTCCAGCACGTTGAATTGGTTGAATAGACATTTCAATTGGAGTGGCATTTGGTCCTCGCAAAATGACATTAGTATATCCTTCAATTTCATTATTTAAACTATTTGCTTCTAGATAAAATTGATCTAAGTATTTTTTATCTTGCATATTTAAATTTCCTGCTAAGATAAATTCTCTACGTTTATCTAAATATGCAACAGCATCTAATAATTCTCGATGAAAGTATTTATGAAAATTAAATTTTGGATTTTCCATTGTGCCGCGAAGTTGATCAATTCGTTTCAATGTAGTTACAATTTCATCCCAAAATTTAAATCTAGTAACACTGCCTTTAGTTCCTAAACGTATTGATTTTGATTTACTTATACGATAATCTTTTACTTCATATCGTTTACTATTCGATAATAAATCAAATGATTGGCCGCCTCCTTGTGCTTGAGCTCCTTGAAATGTTGCAGCTAAAAATATTTCGCCTTTACCCATTCCTTTAGGTTCCAAATTAAATAATTCTGCTCCAACGCCGGTTTTATAATTTACTTGATTTACTGTTTGTTCGTCAATGTTAGTTTGCGAATAAAGTAAATTGGCAAATTCAACAGCTCGTTCATAAGTTAATTTATTTAAATACTTCAATGTTAATGCATCTGCTTCAGTTGGCAATAAATTTAAAAAATCTCGAAATTCTTCAATTTTTCCAACTTCGTTAACTGCGTCAATAAGTGTTCTATTTTGAATTGAATCTATTTCAATTGATTCTGTAATAGCTTTGGTTTGTAAACCTTGTGCTCGTTCTACAATTCTACGAGCTTCATCGGATGTTATTTTTGCAGATTCTAAAAGTACTTGATATAGCACTTCATAATCTTTTGAACATGTAGGATACCCTTTAGGTAATCGAAAACACCATTCTGTTAAAATTAAGTCAATGTTCATAAAGAAATAGTTTTTATTTTATTAATAAATATCAAATGATAAAAAGTTAATTCATATTTTTACAATTATCAAAATGCCATCGCTTCATATTTGCTGTATTTTTACTTATTTTATTACAATGCGGACATATGATATCTTTTTTATGTAGCCATGCAGCTGACATATTTAATTTTGCAATATCAGTTTTTGGTTTTTTATTTTTAATCTGGATTTTTTCTATAGATTCTGCAGAATGATTCCACGTACCTTTACGATTTCGTAAAACTTCTTTATGATGATCGGATATAGTTTTTCCAGAATGTATAATTTTATTACGTATAGCAACATCAGGTCTAGGGCCTTTTGATTTTCCTTTTTGAGTTAAACTACGTTTATGATTTGATTCTATAGAATTTTTTCCAGATTTAGATTCTGATGTAGTTAATCTACAATTTAATCCATTTGGACCTAAAACATTATATAGATCTTGATAATATCGTTCTCGATTATTCAATTGATTAATATCACATTCTTCTAAAATAATAAATTGATGCTGATCTATACCATATTTTTCAATTGAGTTTTTTAATCGCGTTTGATACTGATAATTGGTATTTCGTTTATATGAAACCCATCTTTTTTTAATATCTATAGATTGTCCTATATAAATTTTATTAGTAGGTGATATGATTTTATAAATTCCGGTCATTTTTTTATCTTTTGCATATTATCATATGTAACACCATATTTCATTGTTATAGGAAAGCCGCCTTTTTCTAATAAATATTGTAATTGTTGTATAATTTTTATTTCTGATAATTCTAGATCTATCAAAATACTGTCATATGTATAAAGTATCATTTTAGTTTGTAGATCATGTAATAAATCCTGTACTTGCTTCAATTTAAGAACTGATACTTCGGTTTCTACTGCTTGTAAATAATAGTTAAACAATTTATTAGCAGTCATATTCTGCATACCTTCCTTGCAGATATTGCGTTTCAATACAGGCGTATCAACACAACCTGTTTTTTTCCATTTATTCCATATTTTATATACAAAATCATTTACCTGATTGAAAAATGGTATGCTTAAGAATTCGCGATCAATACCTCCGTACAATAAACGGAATGTTATTGCTTTGCTTTCTTCACGCTGCGTGTCAGTTAATTCTGCAACATCAAAATAAAATTGACCTAAATAATCATGTATTGATGATACAGGTAAATCATAACCAATCATTTTTGCAATAAGCCGTACGTGATATGAATCAAAGTCCATTTCTACCAATGCACCTCGTTCAAAGCGACTACAAAATGCTGCTCTAGTACCATCATCTTTATTCATTGCAGCAAAGTTAAAACCTCTGTATGCATTACTAGGTCGACCTGTTGTTGTATGATAATGATAGTTTGAATATACTCGACCATCATGTATCAATTCTGGCATACGGAAATCTGGCGTTACTTGCAGGCCTGCTGATTCAATACGTGCAAACACTTGCGGATATATTGCATTGAATTGTAGGTATGAATCTGATAATGCTGCATTCTTACACATTGGCCAAGCATAGTGACGTATCTTTTGACACATTGCCATATGTTGTTGCAATGGAACAATGCAATTAACTGCATCTAATGTAGCGTGCCTTCTCCAATAAAATTGATGAGCTGCTGTTGGGTAATGTGATTCATCATATGCTTCTCCGTAAGTATACCACCACAATGTTTTTACATCCCATACGGCCCCATTACCTCCCGTTTGCAGCCATCGCTTCTTGTCATGAACAAAGATATTCTCCAATGCTAAAAAAGAACTTACATGTTCGGGAAAGCCCCTTAATTGTTCAGTATGGCGAATTGGAATTAGTCGTTCTACTTCATCTTCCGTATAAATGTATATTGCACATAAGTGATTGACAGCTGTATGATTAATCGGACTACAGTATACCGGTACCAGCAATGTCTTTCGATCTTTGATGTACTGTAACGTTTGTTGAACTTCTTCTGTAGTATCCAATATCATTATATGGATAATAAGAAAATTTTATCAAGAATCCAACCCGTTTATGTCTGTAGTTACAACTGTATTTGATGTAACATAATATTGTAAAGGTGATGTTAATACTATGTCAATATTTGTAATCGTAGTTTTTGCAAATTCAATTTGATTGGCGTTGTTTGTTGCAGCACGATCTTGGTCGCCGGCGATGATCCATGTTACTTCTACTGCAGAATACATGTTTGGATCAATTGTTTTATTCACCCATTTCTGATATGTTTGACTGTCGATTTCTGTTATGGATTGCTCATTGATTTTTTTAATAAAATAACGATTAATCTGCCCTTGTTGTATATCAAATGTTGTTATCTTAACATTGTATGATCTGAATGATTCATACTGCACATTGATAGATTTCAAACGTTTGTATGTTTTAACTTCTGCAGGGATGTCTTCATATGGTATTAGTTTAACTGAATAGTTAGGATTCCATTCTGGCTGCGTGAATATTTCGCCAGTTGCATATTGATGATACAATCCTTTATATTCTGTTCCATCTTCAGTCATCCATTGACTGCCGGTAGTGAACAAATTGTTTTGTATCTCATTAATTGTATAAAATGCTTTTTTTCTCATATCAATCAATCGCCGGTCTCATTATGCATCTAACCGTAGTAGTCCATTGTCCATCAGATCCAACCGTGTGTACAATTGATACTATGCTAAATACTGCATTTCGTTTATATCTTGTTGGCAATGCATCAAATGTTAATACATCCCCATATCTAAATCCGTTAACGCCATCAATCGTAAATTCAACATCAAATGGAATAACCGGTGCATTAAGTTGATTGCTTTGTTTGATGGTCTCAGTTGGATATTGTAAATGTTTTTCTAATGCATCTCGAAGCGTTGTTCTACTTTCCAACAACGTTGGTTTATTGCCAAAATTTACAAGTGCGTCTTGGTATTGTTTTAAAAATTTTGTGTGCGAATCTTTGTATATTTTGTTTATGTTATCTAAATCTTCTTGAGTTATTCCGTTACTAATAACTTCATTTGGCCCAGTTCGCTCTATAGTATTTGCAGTGTACATGAATGCTACATATGGTGCAATATCCGATTCTGCAATTTCACTTGGATCTTGGTTTACAACATACGCCAAACTAGATGCATCACTTGGAAGCTTTGCTGAAAATTTGAAATCTCTAATTACAGTACCATTTTTATGATTTGCAAACATTGGCACAGCATATGGGGTTACTTTCGTATCAAAACTAACTTTATTAACATCATAGAACAATAAACAGTTTGGTATTTCCGGATGTGTTATTAGTTTCATGTTAATTGCATGCCCAGATGCGTCGTATATTTCATTACTTATTTGTGATAAAAATGCAGACAATGTAAAATTTTTTTGTTCTTGTAATGCTTTTACAATTTCTTGAATAACTTCCATGTTTATGAACAAGTTAGTTGGCAATATTACTGATGTAGTATCAGTATCATCTGCATAACACGGTGGCAGATCATCCATATCGCCATACCAAACTAAATCGCCATAGTTTTTATTTGTTAATGGAAAAAATACGCGTTCCGGATTACATGATGTTAAATTTTCATAAAATGTACTAACACATAATCTACTCTTTGCTGTACATACTACCTTTGCATCTGGGGATAAACCCGTAACTTTTGTTATGATAACGCGATTTATAAAATCAATCAACCAACCTAATGTTATGTATTTATAATATTGTGCATTTTTATATGGGGCGCCCCATACTGCCCATACACTACTGTCGTCTTGTTGTATTTCTTGTATTTTTGCATATTCAGCTGAATATCCTTGTTTTTCCAGATCTGGTCGCGGCTGACCATTTTCTTTAAAATCTATAGTTTCTTGAACTTCTTGATTCAATTTTTCATAAAAACTAGAAAAAACAGTTCCAATCGGTGCATCGGCAGTTGAATAGTTTTTAAGTGCATTTGGGTCTAATGTGACAAAATTTTTAAGATTTATGGGATTAGATTTTATTGTTTCTTTGTTTTTTAATTCTATTAAATCAGTACCAGCATTTGAATCGATGATCAACGATATATCAGTATAAATGTTACTAGTGCCTGTTAATGTTATAGTAGCTTGGATGGACATGTCCAATTGGTAATCAAACGTAAATGATGTAATAATACCATCAAATGCAATGCTATTTAATTTGCCATATTTTGATTTCAATTCATCAACATTGAATATATTAGGATATAATTCTGCCAATTTACTTGTTGATGGTAACGTGTCATCAGTTAATAGTTTGTTATTACCAACAACCGCAGTTTCCGGGTGTTCTATTATAACATTGCATGCTCTACCGGGACGAAAATATACAGATTCAATAAAATTTAAATCTCGCTCTGGGTTTGGAATAAAGATGTTGATTGTAGCATTGTTAAGCAATCCGTTGCTATTATCTCCAATTGTAATATCGCAAGAAGAAATATAAGGAGGAATTCTTCTAGAAGAATTAACTTGTGGCGAAACTATGCCTTGATTAATTTTTCCATTTATAATCGTATTTTCTTGTGTAGTATATGTTCTATCTGAAACATATCCATCTGGTCCTGAAGGTAAATATTCACCTGTACGTACAGTGCCTCCTCCTAGAATAGCAGCATCAATTTGCTTGGTTCTTTCGTTGTCAGAAAATGGAATTAATTGAACGTTTGCAATTTTTTCCAACATGAATTGTAAGTCTCGGGTTGTTCGACTATATCTACCAGAACGACCTCTAGCATTCAATTCTTCTTGCAAATTGCCATCAACTTGTGAATAAAAAATATCACTCATTATCTATTTCTATTTATTTCAATAACATAATCATCAATGTTAATTTTTGCAGGTATGCGTAATCTAACATTGCCCGGTACTACATATGTACCTTTGCCTAATCCATTTGCTGCAGCAATAACCCACCATAACGTAACATCACCATAAAACGTATTTGCTAATTTATCTAAACGGTCCGGAGAGGTTGTTTGTATGAATATATCAGCTTCATTTGCCGGAATAACTGGCAATATGGTAGTTGATTTTCGTCGTTTGCCTGTTACTTCATTTTTTATTGTCGGGGTTGAATTATATCTTGTCATGTTATCTATTTCTCAATTGTAATATGTCTAACGTTTTATTAATTTCAGATTGATTTGAATTTGATTTTGCATCACTTAACCAATTGTTATTACCTAACTTAGGTTGAGCTTGTTCATCAAATTCTTTAGCCAATGTATAGAAACGACCTCCTTTTTGTGGCAATTGATCCATGATTGGTGTTAGACCCATTGATACTGATATTTTATGTGGTACTTGCATCATTGTAGGATCATTTTCAATATTGATTTCCCATGTTGTGTCTGAATCATGCAATGTGAATCCTAAGCTAGTAATTATTACAGGTTGTTGTACAAATAAATCACCTATAGTTATTCGCATCCATGGTGCGCGCAAAGCAATTGAATCTGCAACATATTCAGGTGCCGTATATCCTGCTAATGCATTTAGCTTTCTCCAAATTGGTTTTAACTCATCGCGATCTGTTGCATAAACTGAAAAGTCTAATTGTAAGTCTCTCGTAAATTGGGTATAATGATAATTTGGGTCAGCTCGGCCGATTAATTGCTGTGCTGTCCATGATGGCGAAAATGTATCACTTAAACTATTCATGATAGCACGAAATACAATGATATCATCAGTATCAATTTCATTACCAGCTTGCAACTTTGGCCCAGTAAAATAAAATTTAATAAAATCTTGAGTAATTCCCAATCTGTCTAAGTTTGCTCCAAGTACTTGACGTTTCGGACGCCATAGGTATGCTTCTTTTAAATTGCGCGTACCAAAATCAATAACATTGACTTTATCTCCGCGGAAAGCAGTAGCTACACTTAAAGGATTATTTACCGGCTTCCATTCTTTGTTTGCCATATCCCATTTTGTTGCAACGTGACTTTGAGCAGTAAAATCATTTTTCAATGCATATGGATTTCCATGGTCGCCCCATCCAAAGCCAGATTTACCTACACCATCTAAATTAAAGATTGAATATGGACCTATATATGACGCATTAGCTGCAGCATATATTGCGGCTTTGATACTTCCTCTAATAGCAGCGCTAGCGCCATCTAATCTAATCTCTAACGGATTTCTATATCCTTTTCTTGCACGAAAATCTGGATATGCAACGCCTGGTATACTAAAATTATTTTTAGGATCAGCAACAGCATATGTAGATAAAATTGAGTAGTTATTGCTACTATCAACTACAGATTGACCAATTTGTGCAACTTGTGGTATGCCGCCGAATGATGCTAATGATCCAATAGCTAAGCCGGTAAGCTGTTGAGTAACATTACCTAATTGTATGTTTGTAGATTTTGCCAAACTTTGCATTAGAATCGTCTCCTATCATTCATTTTAGTTGCAGAAAATAACATATCTGGTTTAACTGTTGCTTCTACTTTTACATGTTGCATAGCCGAAGCAATTGCTGCAGCTAATCGGTTGTAATCAATACTTTGTCCGCCGCCATTAATTGCCCGGGCTAATTTTTTATTTCCGTCTACATTAGTTCCTGCAATCATGGTTGAATCATTAACTTGCATGAATTTATCTGCTGGATTAAATTTTATGATTCCATCATTCATAATCAATGCATCATTTTCAGTAGTAGTCGCAGTTCCAGCTGATGGTAAATTTATTGATACGGCTTTATTAATTTTCGTAATAACTTTCCCAATTGCGTCACCGAGAATTGGGATATTGCTAGCAAGTTTTGCCATTGGCGTATTAAGTCCAGTTATAGTTTTACTAAATATCGTTACGGCGCCTAAACCTTCTGCCATATTTGTAAATGATTCACCGAGTGGTTGTGCGGCCTGGGCACCTTGTAGCGCTGTAGTTCGTACTTTACCTACATCGATGCCGCCCATTTTTTCTAATATAGCAACCGTTTGTGCCGTATTTGCGGCAGTTTCATCCAACCGTATTTGTTCAGTGGTACGCGTGTCTGATGCTGTTATTAATTTTTCAAGTTCTGCTAATGCCGTTTTATTATCCGTAGCTTTGTACTGTTCTTTTAGTTTTTGTAGCTTTGGTTGTAACTCCTCAGCTGTTAGCTTCATTAACTCTTCAGCGCCTAACTCTTTAAGACTTCTTTGTTTTTGTATGCTTCGAGCTAATGTTGCTTCGTCAGTACCTAACAATTCAGCAGCTTTTTGACGAGCATATAAATTCTTTTCAAGCAATGGGCCTTGATCTTTAATGAATTGATACATTAAATCTGCTTGTTTAGCTTGACTACCTTCTACCGTAGCCATACGGTACGCATTAGTTAAACTTTTGCCGTCTTGTGTTAACAAACGTTTACCACTAAGTAATTGATATTCTAATTCTGTGCCAATTGATGATTCTATATTTAATAAATTTTTACCAGCATTATGTAACGTTTCCATGTTCATACCTAATGCTCTAGATTTTAATACTGCTAATTCTAGAGAACCAGGTATTCTGCTGTATTGTAATTGCATATCAGCAGATAAATTACCAATTTCTTCCGTTAAATCTCGTTGTATTGATAATTGATCAATCCCAGTAGCTGCGCTTAAAGATTCTGCTAATTTATTTTGTATTAATAGAGCTTCAGTTGCAGATTTATTTACTGTAGTAGCATAATATTGATAGCCTTCTGCAGCAGCATCTGTAACTTGCAGATTATTTTTCATATACTGCTGAGCTTTTAGCATTTTATTTTTAAATTGGTCTGATCCTTTTGATGATTGAATAAAACCTGCAGTTACACCTCGTAGTGCATCAGCATACTCAAACATTTTGTCTGCGCCTATTTTTCCTTGTATCGCTAGCGCGCGCAATTTAGTTGCAAATGTTTGAGCCGATGTTGATGATAATCCAAAACTAGTATTTAATTTCTTATTACTTTCCTCTAAATAAGTTATTTCTTTAACGAGATTATTTATATTAGCAGCAAAACTTTCTTGTATGCCAATTACGTTTCCCATCCCCATTGAGTAACTAGTCTGGCTATCGGTAAGTTTATCAATAATTCTAGAATACTCAGATGTTAATTTAGATAGGCTAGGAATACTTCTAGACATAGTTTCTAGCTGATTAGCTATATACTTGGATTTGTCGTCTAGTCCGTCAGCCATACCTTGTCTAGGTTGCTGTTTTAATTTCGATATCAATATGTGGTTTTGATTGTTCACGGATCCTTATTTTAATATAAATATTAATTAAGGTGTTTTTGTTCGAGGATTACGGGCTTGGGCTTTTTCTAGTGCAGCTGACGCGCGTTCAGCTTGTTCTTCTCGTTCTTTGTTGATTTTAGTAACCCAAAATCTTCTTATAGGCAATGGTAGATTGTATATAGTATCCCAATCAAACCGACCTTCGCCAGCCCAAAGCAAATCAAACAATTTATCGTGAAGTTGTACTCGATGTTTCGGCCTAAAACCAAAAAAGGTCTGTTCCAAGTTGAAATCCAGCAGTGAAGGTGCCTCCATTTTCACCTTCTATCTCAATTGAAAAATCAATGCCTGGCATATTTTCATTTAAATATGCTCTGAATTGTTTTGCAATGCCTGCGCGCATTTCATATTTCAAATAATCTGCAATGTAATTTTTGTCACGATTGCCGTTTATTTCTTGTATGCTTGCTAACATTAAATCTGAAATAGCACGTTCTGGATCAATGTTTTTGGTTAATCCAATTGTTAAAAATCTAAATTTCAATGAAATGCCATCTGCAACATAATCAAACTCTCCATTTTCATTTGATTGCAAATTGAATTCTCGAAATTTTAGTTTGGATAAATCTATCTCTTTATCTATTTGTTTGTTTGCGGATGGATCTGTTACAGTAACTGGATACATATTACCATAACCATGGATTCTTGCCGAAATGATCAATGCTTCTCTATCAATTGGAGAAATATCATCAACATCAATATTGCTTGTTGTTATTAATGATTCTAACAATTTATCAAAGATTATTCCATTTTTAATGTATGTGGAATTTGTTAAGATGTCCTCATCATATGCAGTCATATACCGCATTTCTATAGTACCACTTCGCAATGGACTAGATTCGGGATATATCAATCCTTTACTAGGAAGATCCACAACAATTGATGGAAATTTATTTCTTTGTTGTTTTTCGTAATTTTGTTTTGCTAATTCAATTATGTTTCGATCTTGAATCGTACTAGTAACATTGTGCATATAAATCCTTTATAACTTTTATATAAATATCAACGTACATAAAAAATGGGGGCAAAACGCCCCCATTCGATACCATGTAATCATATATTAAAATTCATGTACTGCGTAATCATAACGAAGAGTCATTTCGATGTTAACAACATCTTCTGTTGACCAATCCAATGAACCGAAATTTGATTCTGTAATGAATGCACCTTTAAGTGTCCATTGTTCAATTATTTCACCTAATGGAGAAAACTGTACAAGTTGAATATCTTTTTTATAGAAAGAAGAATACCCATCGCGACCAGTTACTGATTCATGATGCAAACGAACCCAATCCATAACAGCTTGTGCTGCCGATGGGACAATTGCATCGTAAAGCGTAACTGAAATACTATTCCATACTGTTTTTCCTTTTACATAACGTTGAACATTGATATGATCTAATGTAATTTCTCCGTTAGATAAACTAGGTTTTGCAGATGCTTTGATTAAATATGTTGGAATTCCGTCAATTTGCATTACAAACTGATGTTGTTTCTTTGGTTCCCATGAATATGCTTCTTGCCAGAAATTTACATCTAAGCCGTAATCTTCATAATTAGTACCAGCATTATTCACTTGATCTTGTAAAGCCATTTTATTTACCTCATTTATTTTTTAATAAATATCAACAAAGTAAAAAAGGTAGAACCGAAGTTCTACCTTTTCTGTTGTTTAACCAAATACTATTCCGGGAAGCTAGCTCCTGTTGGTTGAATATTGAAATCTAATACAATAAATTCAGCTGTTCTAGTTGGTTGAAGGAAAATTTGACCATATAAAATATTTTGATCAATTAAATCCGGTGTGTTATTTGTTGCATCCATTACTACACGGAAAGCATATAAACCTTGTTTTGCACGTACTTGTTCCATGTATGGGTTAACAATGTTCAAGAAACGATTGCGTGTTGCATTTGTATTTTGTTCAAATACCAAATAGCGAGTTGAAGATGCAATGAATTTCTTAACTGCAATCAACAAACGACGCACATTTACGCGGTCTAATGCACTCGGACGAGCCTGTAATGTCTTTTGCCCCCAAATTACTACTCCTTCATTAGGGAAGTTTGCAATAGGGTTAATACGAGCCTCATACAATGTATCACGATCAGATTGTGATAAGCGCTTATATGTATCTGTTACAGATGTTAAACCACCGCGGTTCAATCCTGCCGGTGCATACCATGGTGCAGCAATTGCATCATTGAATGACAATACTCCTGGTACTACAACTGAAGGTGGTACCCATGTTGGAACATTGTTTGCTGGGTTTACAATTCTAACCCATGGCCAATACGTTGCTGTATAGCTACTATCAATGCTAATTACTTGATTTGCTACTGTTGCTAATGTATCGCCCGCGGCATTTGAATCCATTACGTAGAATGTGTCTTGACGACCTTCTACTAAATTTCGAGCCAATGCCGTTACAGTTGGGTGTAAACTATGAACGATGCCTGGAGTAATCAACAAGTTCATGTCATAATAATCAGTATTGCTTAACAATGCAAATGCTTTGCTATAAGCAGTTGTACCCGTGCTAGTTGAAGTTGAACAATCAAATCCAAATGTGTTACCTGCAGTAATATTTACTCCAGCATATTTTGGTAAGTTTGGACGAGCACCATCAAATCCACCGTTGAATGGTACCATGAATTTACGAGTTGCTAATGCAACATTGCTTGTTAATGTACCAGCAGTTAATGCAGCATCCAATGTTCCTGAATAAGCTGTTGCAACTGTCGGAAATGCTGCTTCAGCATTTTGACTTACATTTCCTAAGTAGAAATCAGAGTTGCTACCAGTTGTTGAACCTGATGTTGGAGTTGGTGCTAAATAATTAATGTTGTTTTGAACGGTATAATCAAATCCAAAGTAGTTGTTTGAATTGAATATGTTGCTAACAACTTGTGTTGTTGCATATGATACTGAACTCAAATTCAATGAACCAGATGCTTGTGGCATTGGTGATGTTATTGCACGGAAACCAAATGGTACCAATGTTTTGTCATTTGCAGCATTTTCTACAGCATCTGTTACTTCTACACGAATGTATTTTGATGCATTTGTATAATCGCCGTTAATAACCAAATTGCCATTTGCATCAACGGTTTGGTAACGTGTACCAATTACGCGTGCAACGTAACGAGGTGATGTTGGATCTAAATTAACATTGGTAAATGTTTCTACAATCTCTGGTGCAGAATCTGTATCAGCAGATGAATATGCTGCATTGTTGATTCCTGGTGCAGGAGACAATGTATTAACATTTCTAACTTCTACTGTAAATGTACCAAATCCATTTGGATCAGATACTTCAGATGCTAAACGCACATCACGGATACCAACCTTAACATTGTAGTTAACTGAATTGCCATGAGACAACGTGTGGAAGCGAAGCAAGTTCTTAACTGTGCTACCAATTTTTTGAGATGTAATCCAAGGTGTTGTTGCAACTTGAAAATCTTGCAAAAATTCATAATTTGATAGAATTGCTAATTCCGTAGTTACATGTCCAATGTTTGCAAATACTGCAGATGCATTGTAATTTTCATATTGAACGTAAACTGGATAGTCTAATGATTTTGGTGAATTACCAAATACTTTGCTTAAGTATGAATTGTTGGTTTGAACGATTGATGATGATACTGTAGTTCCATTACCAGCAAGGAATGCTGAGAAACCAGGTACGGTTGAATCAGTTGCAAATGAACCTGATACTTTGATTGCAAATGAACCAGAACCTGCATCTAACAATACTGATTTGTCAAACAAGTTAGTTGCTGCATTATATGTTACTGGGAATGTTGGATGTAATACGTGTGTTACGACTTGAACTGCTCCAGCGCCTGATCCTGACTTTGCTAGAATTGCTAATGCACCATTAGTTAATTTATACCCATCTTCATACAATAAACGTGTTACTGTAATAACGTTCCCATTACGCAAATAGTCATTTACGACGAATGGAACATATGAATCAGTTGTAAAGGATCCAAATGTTTCGACAAATTCGCCATAAGATGTAATTTGAGTAGGAACTAGTGCAGGTCCTTTTACGGTTGGACCTACAATTGCTGCTCCAATTTGAGCAACTCCTCCAGCTAAAAACGATTGATCTACTTCGTTCGTAAATACGCCTGGAGACACTATTCTTTCTGCCATTATATACTCCTATGATTTTTTTATATAAATATAGTATTATTGGGTCAAACCATCTGCGGGCGTAAATGTGCCATCGACGATATTAATTTGACCTTCTCCATATCGCTCACGCATTGTTTGTATGAGATCGGATTCTTGTTTACGAAGTTGCAAAAACTCACCATAATGTTTTTGTTTTTCTTCTTCTAATTCTTTGATTCGATCTTGCATTAACATCAATTCCGTTTCAATTGTGCCGAGGATATTAGAATTTTGTGTAAATGAATCGCGTAGTGCGGAGATGTCATCTAAATGTCGTTTGTCTAGTTTTTTGGTCATAACGTATAATACTTTTTCTTTTATTATAAGAAAAATAAATACATTTTCAAAATTATATTGTATAATTTTTTATTTGTCTACCCAACATTTTAGTTCAAAATCAAAATGAGGATTTTCCATATCTTCTGTTCTGAGAATATCAATAGCTAATTCGGTATCTAATACTACAGCATTATCTTTATAGTATAACTCTTTACCTGTTGATTTTTCTATAATTGCGTATAATTTAACGGGCGTTTCCATATTATTAAATATTTCTGATTTCAAATGCTTCTAATCGTGTAACATCTGTAGTAGTTGCTGAAGGTGTAGCGCTGATGTATAGGTATTGTGTTTGGGTTACGTCAAAGGCAACTGAACTAAGAGCTGATGTTGATTGACCTGCATCAATTACCGCTGACGGCGTAAATGGGTAACCCTTTAACACTCCGCTACTGATTGTTAATTCTCTGTTTATTTTAGTAAATAGAATAGTATTCGTACTTGCATACTGAGCAATTTGGCTGGTTGTACCGGTGGGCATTGATGATGAAGTACTTATTTTAATTCTATGTGTAGTATTATGAGCTGTACCTGTTTTACTAAATGCTGCGAAGAATGCTATCTTGTCGGTAGATGCAAATGTGTTGGCAGGAATTGTTATTTGAAGTAACTGCGTTTCGCCTGTAGCAGCACTACCTACCGACTGTGTGAATGATCGAGCAATGTATGCTTTTGGTTGATAGAATGAATCAAAGTAAGTTTTAAGAGTAGATTTAACATTAGCCCATGTTAGACGTTTCCATAAACTATTAGCATTATCATAAGTTAGTAATGAATCAGTATCGACAGGGGTTGAGTAATTAGCATCAGATACATTATGTAATTCTTCTAATTCATATCCATTGTCTATTTTAACAAATATTTTACCGTTATCAGCATGAGCATAAACAACATACCCTAATATTACTGTATGTTGAGGAGCTAGAGGTTTTACTTTTGTTAAGGCACCGGGGGTTGTTGGGGATAGGTATAAAATATCCCCATCTACCCATGTTTCACCTTGTAGTGTACCTGTAGTGTCAATCCCACGAATTAGTCCATTACTAGTGATAAAACCTTCTTGATTATCAGTAATAGTTTCAGTAACTAATCCAATAGTTGTAGCAGAATTTAAATCATTATTTGCTTGAGCTAATACTACAGCTAATCGTTGTCCTTGTGCACCACCTTCATCTACTCTTCTTACTCGTACAACTTGATAAGCTGATTCTTGTAATGTAATGCCAGATTTATTAACAATTCGTATGACCTCTTCTTGACCCAATTGAAGTGTTACATTTCCTCCTTTAAGACCTATATCTAAAGTACCATCAGTATCATTCCAACTTAAACGACCCGTTACAGGTTGAGCTACAGTTGCAGTAGTATCAAAATTAATTGCATCTATAGAAGTAATACTTCCAGATACTAAGAAATTATTAGCATATGATGCGGTCGCGGCATATGAAGCAGATACAGCATTTAAAACATAACTAGCCGTTTGGGCATTTTCTACATAAGAGGCAGTTAAAGCATAACTTGCAGTTGACGCAAATGAACTCGATATTGCTAAATATGAGGATGTAGCATAAATATCTTTTCCATTAATTTGATATATTTTATCAGTGGCAGAAAGTATTCTCGAGTAGTCGTTTGATGGATTAAAAGATATTATTCCAGTTGTTAAACCACTCTCAGTAACTGATTGTAGAATATAACCCATTGATCGAACTGCCCCGTTGGGTATATCTACCGAAAGAGCAACTGATTCAGTATCTGCACTATTGGTAGTTAAATATAATGGATTGCCATCCATAATTGCGCCTTCTACTGTCGGGAATCCGAGTGTTGGAGTTCCATTATCGACTTGAAATGTAACAGTACCTTGTAGTAAAATACTATTCATATCACTATCAATAACAATACCTAAAATATTATCTATAGTAGATTCATTAGTTGTTATAACAATATTTGCAAGACGTTGCCATTCTGCAACATCTCCATTATAATATACTATAGCCCCGTTAATACGAGCGTCTTGTCTAATTGTTTGTTCTGTTATTATTTTACCATTAGCAATTAATAGTTGTGCTGCAATTTGATCATTGATACGTTGTTGATCAAGTTGTTCTGAAATTGGGATTGTTGTGATACCTGTGGTATTATTAGGATCGTTCCAATCTAAAACAGAACCATTGTTAGTGGTTAAATTTCTATTACCCCATTGTATAGAGTTAGCACCTAAAGAATCATACACTGTTCTATTAGTAGAATCTAATGATTGATTGTGTAAGAATCCTGTAGTAGTTGATATACTACCTGTTACTCCTAATGATCCCGTAATTCGAGCGGAACCAGTAAATGGAAATGCTGGACTATTAGTTAATGAATGTGATGCAGTTATAGCATAACTTGCCGAAATATTATACAACGACCCGGTTTGTAATTGTCCTGGTTTAAACTGTCTCATTATGCCCAACGTCCTTTCACTATAATGATGTCTGATGCATCAATTTGATATCCTAATATGCTAGTATCAAATATAATTATTTGCGTACTAACATCACTGGGTGTCCACGCGTAAGCAGATTTATCAATATATTGTCCGTTAATATAAATGTCAAATTCATTCTTAGTAGCTGTAGTTAACAATACCGGATTGATTGCTGCTAGTGCTGCAATAGTAATGGTTGTTGTAGATGAGTATGTTGCCTGTTGTTCAGTTATGTTAGTTAGATACGCCATTATTGCAGGATCTAATTTTGTAGATGATGTTGGAGTCGAGACAGTTACATTTTGTCCCGCAGCAAATGCTGTTAATACTTTGCTTGACACTATTGTGCTTCCAAATAAATCGCTATCCAGATCTACAATGTTTTCAAACGTAACTTTTTTAACAGAATATGCTTTGCGCAATGTACTGGTTCTAGTTTCTTGTTCTGCTAACAATGTTGCTGTTACTGTTAATGGAATTGTAGCTCGAACCAAACGATCTTCGCCTATAGTATTTATAGTCTCAAACGAAACAGTTCCCATTGTAGTCGAAAATTTATTTCCTTCATTTCCCCAAGCAAACCGATTGTATGTTATTAATTGATCAACGAGATCATTTATTTGTGTTGTAAAATCACACCATAACAACATTTCATATTCAATTGTTACGTAGCGAGGAATATCTACAATGTATACTGTTTGTGATGGTTGCGGATCATTTTTTGGAATAGGGAACAATTGATCTTCATATCTATTTCTAGCATTGTATTTTGCACGATATGAAA